GGCAGCATCTGCGGCGAAGGCGTGTTGACGGGCGTTCATGGCTCAGGCCGCAACAGCCGCGTCAATTTCGGCACAGATTTCGCGAAGGCGTTTAGCCTGAGCAGCCCCCGCAGCAGCCCCCGCAGCATCCCCCGCAGCAGCCCCCGCAGCAGCCCACGCAGCAGCCCCCGCAGCAGCCCCCGCAGCAGCCCCCGCAGCAGCCCACGCAGCAGCCCGCGCAGCAGCCCCCGCAGCAGCCCACGCAGCAGCCCACGCAGCAGCCCGCGCAGCAGCCCCCGCAGCAGCCCACGCAGCAGCCCGCTCCTCCTCGGTCGCCTCGCCATTTGTGAATCGTTCCGCGACATCCAGCGCATCGAGGCTGCGTTGATCGGTCATCAGGTGTTGCACTTGTCGGGCACACCAGACGCCGAACAAGCGGATTTCACGGTCGTGACCTTTGACGGCTTGCAGGCACCACAGCGCGTCATCCAGGCCGTTGCTGTCCAGTACCGTGACGATGCTCAGCGGTTCGTCATCAGCCTTGGTTTTGCCGAGGTGAGCGAGGAGTTTTTGCCAGCCTTCGGTGCATGGCGATTTGTCACGGATCTGATTCAGCGTCGTCTTCATTTACTTCTCCGGTTATTGGTTGCTCTTGCTAAAAAACAAAGTGATGGATAGGACGGGCTGGGCTTGATTCCAGCTAACCCCAGTTCTCGATACGTCAGCTCGGGCAGGTCTGCGCAATTTCTCTACCCGCACGTCCTTCCGTGCTGCCGTCCTATTCATCACTCTCAACTCCGATGCACTAGCTCGTAGTGCATGAGGGTTGGGGTTAGGCGGTGGGTTGTTTGGCGACATAGCAGCCGTTGACGACTTCCATGTATTGGCCAAGACCCAGTTCGTTCTTCAGTTGCACGAGCTTGACGAAAGTTGCGCGGGGACCAGCGGAGCGCAGGAGGGTCGCCAGCGTGGCCGCTGCGTAATGGGGATTTGTGCGGCAGGTATTGACAACCTTTTGCACTTCGCACTGCTCAGACTTGTTCATGAAAAATCTCCAGTTAGGTTTACTTCGCTCACCCCATCCAGCTACGAGGCACTGCCTCTAGAACCGCCTTTGTCATGTACGCAGGCTGTCGGCGAAGGATCGATGCGCCGGGTTCTTTTGCTTTTTGGAGCGAGTGAAGATAGTATGGCATACGCCATATGGCAAAAGCCATAGTCCGGAGCGAAAATGATTTAATCTCGTTTCCGATGTTGATAGGGTGAGGCTATTTACCTCTGGAGTTGGCGTAAAAAAACCACCTCGAACGGGTGGCTTGTTTTGGCAGGTAGCCTGTTTAGGTTACCGCTCGCTGCTTTCGGAAATATTCACTAAGTTGAAATAGCGCCTCATCCATGCACTTCTGATCGCGGAGATACTTTCCCGAGGCTCCAACGTGGCGAGTTCCTGCCGGGAACTGCGCCATAAGGATGATCCCTGAAGGCTCGGTGACTAGGGATATCCCTAGCAACTCTTCAAGAACCTCTACCGCTTCGCTTTTTGGCCGGCGCGGCATTTGTATTACTACGCTCATTTTTTCCACCCTTACCAGTATTGAAGAACTTTGACAGTGCGGGGCCGAACTTAGGCTCTGCTACTTCATTGTGTTCCTTGGCGCGAGTTTTATGAATGGCCGTACTCCTGGGTATTCCCGCCCCCGTCATCCTGTCAGAATTACTAGCTTCTGCCGGGGGAGAGCTGCTAATGAGTGCTTTGATTTGCTGAAGCACATCATCCGTACCGGCCTTGCCCCGCATCACGTACTGCGGCGTTGTCTCCAATGCGTCACATAAGCGCATCAGATTCTCAGCGCTAAGGCCGCGGTCGTTCTCGATGTCCGAAACCGTGGACTGATCGATGCCTATAGCGTTGGCTAAGCCGACCTGGCTAATCAGCTTTTCTTTGCGAAGAGCGCGCAGCCGCTTACCGGGTGTAGTCATGCAATGGATATTGCCATTGCCATAGTTAAAACTCATGGCAAATGCCATATGGCAAGTGCCATAATCTCGCCATGACCCCAGAACAAGTTACCAGCCACTACGGCAATCAGCAGCTGACGGCTGGTGCGCTGGGCTGCAATCAAAGCACCGTCAGCGACTGGGTGAGGGCGGGCGTGATCCCTGACGCCCGGCAGCTGCAGATCGAGAAGTTGACCAATGGGCTCCTTAAAGCTGACCCGGGGTGTCTTGACCGAGTTCTTGGGATGGACAAACTCAAGCAGGTTGCCTGAGCCATGAGCCGCCAATTGCTTGACTTCCATCCCGTGCGCGAAATGGTGGCCGATGGCCTTCCCATCATGCAGATTTGCGAAAAGGCTGGCGTTTGCCGAGCCACAGTAGAAAAGTATTTGAAAAAGCACGGACTCAAGGCCCGTCACCAGTCCGCCGCGCCAAAGAGCCGAGACGACAAGATTATCTCCATGCACCGCCAAGGCGTGAGCATGGCGAAGATTGCCAGTCAGTACGAAGTAAGCCGGGAGCGCGTCAGGCAAATTCTCGCAAGGTACGGAGTTACCGCCAAAGACGGCGGCGGCGCAGTCACCAAGAAAAAGAAAACCCAAACAAAACTGGCCGCCCGGCAGGCAAAGTGCTTCGCCAAATACGGAGTGAGCCTTGAGGTTTACAAGGAGGCCTCGAAATCCGGCCTCGCCTTGGCTTTTCGCCGCCAGCAAAATGCCGCGCATGGACGTGGCATTGGCTGGGATCTCCGATTCGGAGACTGGCTGACGATCTGGCAGGAAAGTGGAAAGTTGGAATTGCGCGGACGAGGCATCGGCCATTACTGCATGTCTCGTGTCAACGATTCCGGTGGCTATGAACTCGGCAACGTCCATATCCAACTCTGCACCGAAAACAACAGCGAATTCATCATCAAGAACAAGGGAAAGCGCAACGCAAATCCCGGCGTTTACTTGATGTACCCCGGGCTCTCCAGGCCCTGGTCCGCCAAAGTCAGTAAGAAGCATATCGGCAACTTCGCTACAGAAGAAGAGGCGATTGCAGCCAGGAATGAATACCTGCGCACGCGTCCTCCTGTAATTCGCAGAGGTGCAGCTGGTCGTAAATACGGGCCCGGAGGCAACGGGCACCTTGGACGAGGGCTCGGCTACCAGCGCCTGCCCAGCGGCTTCAAGGTCATGGTTGGCCGCAAGTACCTCGGCATTTTCAAAACTGAAGAGGCCGCCATTGCAGCACGAGCCGCAGCCATTCAAAACATTCTCAACGGCGCAGGAGCCTAGAGCATGTACCAGCGCCTGATCCCCTCTGACAACTCGCGGCAGTCCTGCAAGGGCGGCCGACCACGCGCTTACCCAATTTCCACCAACCGTCCTTGAGGACTCGCCATGTATTCCGATCCCGCACTTATCCGCAAGCACACCGTGAAGCTGTCGCTCTCCGACAGGGAGGCTGGGTTGTTGGAAGCCGTCTGCGCCTACACGGGTGAACAGAAAGCCGTCTTGCTTCGGGAAATGCTGCTGAAGCACGCAGAACAGTTGATGGGTCATGCATTCAATGGTGCCTCTGGTGGCAATGAAATGCCACGGACGCACAACGGCCAATTCGCGGCCTGACGGTGGACCCAAGAGGAACTTTTCAGTAACCGGAAATGCACCTGAATGTCTGAAGAACAGGAAATCAAGCTCAGCGAGAAAGAGCGCGCCTTGGTGCAGGCCTACGCAGATGAGCATGGGATTTCACTGGATGAGGCGGCAACGCGATTGATGCACGACGCGATTGCTTTGAAGTTTCGCAAGAACCTGGGCCGGGCGCCGGCAAAGGTCTATTCACTGCCAAGGAAGAAATCATGAGCGGCGATCTTTTCGGCTACACACCAGAGCCCGAGCCATTCACCGACATCCGCAACCAGCGCGACAGCGTAGCGGAGGAGAAGGCTGTCTTGTGTATGCAGTTGAGTGAGCTTTGCCGCAAGGTGCCGCCCAGCATTTGCAGCGCCAGTGTCGAAAAGACCCGCGCCCTCATGCATGCCCGCGAGCGAGCCAAGAAGGTGCTTATGGGCAAGCGCTCGGATACGCATTGGGTCACTTTTATGAAGGACAAATCATGACCCCCATCAACCTAGGAATCATCGGACAGGACGGACCAGACTTCACCCGCCGCCACTGCCGCACTAATGGCCCAACCACCAGCGAGAAGGCCGCGGTAAGGGCTGAGGGCTTCTACAAGGGGCATTGCAAGACCATCCTGGCGTCGATCAAGGAAAACGGCCCACAGACGGCTAAAGAGATTGCGCGCAACACCGGGCTTAGTTCGGTGCAGATTTCGCGCCGCACGAAGGACTTACAAGACGCCGGCCTTATCAAGGAAACCGGGCTTGAGCGCGATGGGTGCCGCGTGTTGGAGGCTGCGTGAGCGTCCCACAAGTCCGCGAATACCTAAATGCGACGTTCGCAGGCGGGCGCACGCAGAAATGTTGGATGTGTGGCTGCGTGTTGACCCGCAAGACGGCTACCGCAGACCACCTTGTCGCGCAAAGCATGGAAGGCGGTCACAAGCCTGAAAACCTTCGCCCAGCATGCAAGGCATGCAACAACAAGCGGGGAAACAGGGAACTGACGCCGGGCGAATGGAACAAGGCGCTGACTTACCGTGAAACACAACAGGGTGTAAGCCGCAAGGTTGCCGCAGTCGTCTCGCTGGTCAAGCGCCAGCGAACTTTTGAATCAGATAAATGTGCCCGTGGCGCAATTGGATTAGCGCACGGAGCTTCGACCTCCGGGGTTGCGGGTTCGAATCCTGCCGGGCACGCCATCAACATCAAGGAGAAATCTATGAAAACGCAGCTTTGGCTTACTGAAACTGAGCGCGATCTTGTTGAGACCGCTTTGAAGGCATTTCTTGAGCAGGCCGACGCTGAATTGGTCGGCCCGGCAAACAAGCGCTGCCGCGGTTATGTGGCCCGACGCATCGCTGCGATGCTGGCCCGTGTGGAAAAGAAGTAACCAGCCACGCCTCAAATGATCATCGTTCCGAACAACTGGGGGGAACTCCAGCATTACAAGGATCGTTCGCCGCCATGGATCAAGCTGCACAAAAAGCTGCTTGACAACTTCGACTGGCATTCGTTGCCTGTTGCTAGCAGAGCGCTAGCACCCATGCTTTGGTTACTTGCAAGTGAGCACGACAGGGGGGAGATAGACGCCGCCCCTAAGAAACTCGCTTTCCGGCTTCGCATGAGTGAGCGTGAGGCTACCGAGGCTTTAAGGCCGTTGATTGATAACGGTTTTTTTGAGGTGGTGCTTGACGATAGCGACACGCTAGCAGCAAGCAAGCAAGCTGCTTGTCTAGAGGAGAGGCAGAGGAGAGAAAGAGAAGAGGCAGAGCAGAAGGCGCGAGACTTTGAGATTTTCTGGCAGGCATACCCGAAGAAGGACGCGAAGAAGGATGCGATAGCGGCTTGGGCAAAGGTCAAGGTCCCACTGGCAACGATCCTGGCAGCGATTGAGCGCAAGCGTGGCTCCGAGGACTGGACGAAATCGAAAGGTCAGTTCGTGCCACTGCCGGCGACATGGCTGAACGGCAAGCGCTGGGAGGACGCTGCGAGCGACAACTTGGCCGTATCCAGCATATGGCACCAATCCGCAGCCGGCGTGAAGGCCAAGGCTGCGGAGCTTGACCTTGATCCCCACGACGAAGTTATGGAGCCGTTTCCAATGTTCAAAGCCCGCGTCATGAAAGCAGCGGAGGCCCACGTATGACCAGGACCCATGCCGCTTACCAGCTGCTGCGCCACGGGCCGCTGACCCTTGAGCAATTTCGCTGGATCACCTGCTGGCCGACCATTACCGAGTGCCGGGAAGTGCTGGATGTATTGCGGAAAGAAAAGAAGGTGGTTCTGCGCCAAGAGCGCGGATGCAGGTTTTACGACATTGCCAAACCTAGGCGGTGCAGATGATCCGCCCAAAGCCAGCCAAGCAAAAGAAGTGCAAGGTCTGCCCGAGCATGTTCACCCCATCACGCCTAGGGCAGAAGGTCTGCGGGCCTATGTGCGCTTTGACCTATGCCAGGTCAATCCGCGGCAAGGATGAAAAACGGGAGGCCATAAAAGAGCGGCGCGAGACGAAGGCGAAGCTGAAAGAGCTTAAGCCGCGCAATTATTGGTACGCAAAGGCCAAGGTAGCCATCCAGGCTTCGCGCCGGCTTGAGGAGCTTGTAAAGGGCAGCGGCTGCATGAGTTGCGGACGGTCACAGAAAGAGGTTGCCGGAACGGATGCATGGAAGCCGGGTGGTCTGTGGGACGGCGGCCACTTCATGAGTAAGGGCGCCCGGCCGGAGTTGGCCCTGGAGCCTTTGAATATCTGGCTTCAATGCAAGTCATGCAATGGCGGATCTGGGAAGTACGCGCGCAAGGGCTATACCGTAAATGCATCGTTTGAGGCCAATCTGAGGGCTAAAGAGGGCGATGAGCTGGTGGACTGGCTCAGGGGCCCCCACGAACTCAAGCATTACACAGCCGAGCAGTTGCAGGCCATGGAGCGCGAGTTTTCGGCAAAGGCCAAAGAGCTGAAAGCGAGGCGGTCATGATCCAGCAAGGACATCGATACAAAGGACCTGGGGTACTTCCTTGGCTGGCGCTGTCTTCCGGTGAGGGTGAGGTATTGGTTGCAACTATCGATAACCGCCGCCCTTGGCCGCTGGGTGAGCCGCGAACCATACTGTCGAGTTTTCTAAGCCCGTTACCCATGCGTTACTTCCATGACCAGGTGCCGGCATGAGCAAGCGCATTTTCTTCATCGTAGGCGACTCGGTGCGATTCCGGGCGATAGATGCCGTTCACCAAGCCCCAATCGGTCACATGGTCACGCTCAGTGAGCCAACCCGAAACGCCGACCAGAACGCCAAGTTTCACGCGATCTGCTCCGACCTTGGTAAGTCAAAGCTGCCGTGGGCTGGGAAGCCGCGCACGGCCGACCAATGGAAAGTCTTGCTTGTATCCGCTCACTCCAAAGCCACGGAGGAGGAGTTTGAAATCATCCCGGGCCTTGAGGGTGAGTTTGTCAACATCAGGGAAAGCACGGCCCTCATGAGCGTGAAGCGCAGTGCCAGCTTGATTACCTATTCGATAGCTTTTTGCGACATGAACGGCGTTCCGTTGCATGAGACAAAAAAACTGGAAACACATTAACCCGATGCCTCGCAGCCTGGGCTACAGGTGCACCTACTAACAGGAGAAATGAAGATGATTGAAATGGCACAACCGCAAATGAACGACGTCTACCGAGATGTCGGAGCCAAACTCTCCCTCGGGCAAGTTGGTGGACACCAAGGCGCCTCAATCCAGCAATCCGAGGTGCAGCGGCAAACCACCAAGCTGCTTGAAACCGCCGAAACGCTGGACGCCACCGCCGCAAAGCTGATCGCACGCATCGAGGGGGTCACGCGCTCCGAGCCTGAGCCGGGTGCAAAGGCGGCGGAGGGCTCGCTCGCAGCCTGCCCAGCGACAAGCCTTGGCCGCACCCTCGACAGCATCAACAACCGCATCCGCGCCACGATGGCAACCCTGCAATCCACCATCCAGCGCATAGAGCTATAGCCACCCCACCGCATCTAAATGGACGGCGGGGATACGTAACAAGGACGGAAATATGTTGATGGCGACAAAGAGCATTGATTTCCATGCAGTGGAAGAACATCAGCGGGAGATTGACCGCCGGCTGTACAACTGGGCCAAGTGGTGCAACGGCTCGAATGTGCCCATGACCTCGCCAATGTTCCGCATGACCCCGCCACCGCCACGGGTGAGGGCGGATATGGCCTACCAAATGGCCGACTCGGTAGACCGCATGGACGCCATGAAGATTGCTAAAGCAGTGATTGCGTTGCCCGACAAGCACCGGGCGGCCGTGAACTGGGCGTATGTGAAGCCAGTGAACCCGCGCCGTGCCTGCCAGTCCATAGGCGTGAGCCCGGACGATCTGGCGTTGCTTTTGCGCGACGGGCGGCAGATTCTCATCAATAGAAAAGTTTGACAAATCTGATTTTCGTCATAGAATTTGCTAACGACTGAGCAAAAGCATTAGGGTCGCCCGTCCATGTTGGAGGCGGCGCCGCCGGTAAAGCTCAGTGTTCGAGCCCTCTGCAATGGAGGGCTTTTTGCTTTCAGTCCATTGAAAGCCGGGTCACGTCCTCGCCGTAACTACCGCGCCACCGCTTGCAAAGCACCGGCTGCTAATCGATTGCGGACGCTGACCCCGCCCTATTACAGGAAATCTATGAAATACGAAGTTCGCTGGAGCAATGGCTTCTGGAAGACGTTTGACCGCTCGCGCTATGAGTCGGTAGCCGTCCATGGAACGCAGGCCGAGGCAATCATTGCGGTAGCTAAGGCAAACCGCTAGTACTTTCTTCTCCAAGGTGTGCACACGTTGCACTTCGCCCCCGCGCTGACCATCGGCCCGGGGGCTTTTTAACTTAAGGCTGTGACATGGACTTCAAATCGCTCTTCGCAGCCAAGCCAGCCGCACCTCTGGGTTCAGGAATGGCTCAGCAAGCAGCCCAGGTGCTGCAGAGCCGGCCATACCAGCTTCACGTCCAAGAGGCTCAAGCCGCAGGCGTAAAGCCCATGAGCCCCGAAGAATTCCTTCAACAAACGCAGCCCAAGGGGTTGCTCAGTCAGTAACCACGGAGTCGGACACGCCGAGAGGCACCCGATGGGCAGATGATTGAAAACAATCAAACGAAATCAAAAGAATCAAAGCGCGGCGGTGCTGGACGAGGCCAAGGCCGCAAAGCAGGTTCGGCCACCAAGAAGACGCGCGAGATAGCAGACAAGGCAGCAGCTGAGGGTATTACGCCGCTGGAGTTCATGTTGCAGGTAATGCGCACTGAGCCAGATATAGCCCTTGACCCGAAGATTTACGCATCGGCCATGGAAATGCGCTTTGAGGCGGCTAAGGCTGCGGCGCCGTACATTCACCCGCGCCTGGCTGCTATTGAGCACACGGGCGAGGGCGGCGGGCCGATTGAGACGATAACCCGCATCGAGCTGGTGGCCCTTGGCGACGGCACAGATTAAGCTCCCCAAGAAGCTCATCCCGGTATTTGCGGGACGAGCTGACGTAAGGGGCGCTCACGGCGGGCGTGGATCTGGAAAGACCCGCAGCTTTGCCAAGATGATTGCGGCAGAGGGCTACAGGCACGGCATGGCCGGCACGAGTGGCATTTTGCTTTGTGGCCGGCAGTTTATGAACTCGCTGGCCGATTCCTCGCTGGAGGAGTGCAAGAGGGCGATTGAAGAGGAGCCATTCCTCAAGGCCTATTACGACATAGGCGACAACTATATAAAGAGCTACGACGGGCGGATTACCTTCGCTTTCGTCGGGCTGGATCGGAACATTGCCAGCATCAAGTCCAAGGGACGGATTCTGGTTTGCTGGGTTGATGAGGCTGAGCCGGTCACGGATGAGGCTTTCACTACTCTAATTCCCACGCTTCGGGAAGAGGGTAGCGACTGGAATGCTGAGCTGTGGATAACGTGGAACCCGAAGCGCAAGACCGCCGCGGTTGAGAAGCGATTCAGGCATAGCAAAGACCCGCTGGTAAAGATAGTCCAGCTGAACTGGCGCGACAACCCGAAGTTTCCAGCAAAGCTGGAGCGCGACAGGGTTCGGGACTTGGAAGAGCGCCCAGAGCAGTACCCGCATATTTGGGATGGCGAGTTTGTCACGGCACTGGAAGGCGCGTACTTCGCCAAGCATCTACTGAAGGCCCGGATGGAGAACCGCATAGGGTTCTTCCCGGCAGATCCATTGATGACCATCCGCCTGGTGTGCGACATCGGCGGCACTGGCGCGCGGGCTGATGCCTTTGTTATCTGGGCGATGCAGTTCATTGGCCGGGAAATCCGGGCGGTGAACTACTACGAAGCTGTGGGCCAGCCGATAGATGCGCATTTGGCCTGGTGCAGGACGAACGGATATGCGCCAGAGCGTGCGCAATTTTGGCTACCGCACGACGGATCGACGCAAGAGAAGGTTTACGACGTTTCGTATGAGTCCGAGCTGAAAAAGGCAGGATACAGCGTAGAGGTTGTTCCGAATCAGGGCAAGGGCGCCGCGATGGCGCGGGTCGAGCGGGCGCGGATTCTGTTCCCGCAGATCAGGTTTCACGAGGAAACGACAGCAGCCGGCCGGGATGCGCTGGGCTGGTATCACGAGAAGAAAGACGAAGAGCGCGGCATTGGGCTTGGACCTGAACATGACTGGTCAAGCCACGGGGCTGACGCTTTCGGGCTGGGCTGCATTACATGGGCTGAGCCTACTGAATCTAAGCCGCTGTCCTACCCCAAGACCTACAACGCATAACGAGCAGCGCACCACGGCGCGTCATTGGAAACGGAATGCGGCAACAGTGCCAGTCACCAGCCCCATAGCCGAGTTGCTTCAAAGTGGCGAAGGAATGAAGCGGCTGTCCTTTCAACAGCATCAGCACCTGAGTAACTGGCGCGCTGTGCTTGCGGGTAAGCCGCTACGATTTTTGGTGAATGCGCAGTGATGATGCGCGGTGGAGCGGGTCATGACCGCAGAACAGATTGGCGAAAGATTGAACGCTGCCAGTCAAGCCGGGGCTACATCGCCGGCCGCCTCTTATTAACAGCATCGCAGAGATTGCGACCTAAGGAAAACATGGGCAAAGGCCTTTCTGAAGACGACCTCAAAGCCTTGATCGGCTCTGAAATGCGCTCCAGCTTGGGCTATTCCTCGTCCAAATTGAGCGCGGCTCGGCAAAAAGCCGAGTATTACTACCTGGGTTTGGCTGTTGGCGACCTCGCCAAGCCTGAGATTGACGGCCGCTCGGGCGTGGTCAGCACTGATGTGCGCGACACCATCGAGAGCATGCTGCCTCAGCTCATGGTGACATTCTGCGGCGGCGACAAGGTGGCCGAGTTCGAGCCCCAAGGCCCTGAGGATGAGCAGCGCGCCACCCAGGCGACGGAGTACGTCAATTACCTGTTCTTCAAGAAGAACAACGGCCACAACCTGTCCTATGTATGGATGAAGGATGCGCTGCTGCAGAAGAACGGCATCGTAAAGGTCTGGTGGGACACGCGCCACGAAGAGAAAAAAGAAGAATACAAGGCGCTGGACCAGATCGAGCTTGCTCAGATCATGGAAGACCCGGAGGTTGAGGTAACCGAATCCTCGGCCTATCCTGATGAAGACGACGCCAATGCCAGGGCAAAGGCGCTTGAACAGCTTCAAGGCCAGATCAAGCAGATTGAAGACGGGTTTTGGCAGGCATGGCAGAGCGGCAAAATCCCGCCTCAGGCCGAGCAGCAGGCCAAGGGCCAGGTTGCCCAGCAAATCCAGCCTATCCAGGCTCAGATTGAGCAGATCAACGCCCAGCCTCCCGTGATGATCTACGACATCACCTGCAAGCGCGTGAAGACGGACGGAAAGATCACGATTGAGAACGTCCCGCCCGAGGAGTTCTTGATTAGCCGCAATGCGAAGAACATTCCGACTGCCAGGTTTGTCGGGCACCGCGTGCAGCGCACCGTGTCCGAGCTGAAAAGCATGGGCTACAAGAACGTTGACAAAATCAGCGGCGAGGACCAGGGCCAGGCGGTGAACAGCGAGCGCATCCAGCGTCTGAGCTGGAACGACGAAAACGCCTACATGTCGGACGAGGTAAACACCGCCGACGAGAGCCAACGCAAGATTTGGGTTACCGAGTGCTATATCCGCTGCGACTTCGATGGCGACGGCATCAGCGAACTGCGCAAGGTAACGGTGGCCGGCAATGAACTGCTGGACAACGAAGAGGTTGATTTCACGCCGTTTGTGAGCATCACGCCGGTTCCGCTGCCACATACGTTTTTCGGGCTGTCCATTGCTGATTTGGCGATGGAGAAGCAGAAATCCAAGACGAGCCTGATCCGCGCGGCGCATGACAACACATATCTTGAGGCCAACGGGCGCTATTTTGCGGTTGAAGGACAGGTCAACCTTGACGACCTGATGACTTCGCGTCCGGGTGGCGTTGTGCGCATGAAGAAGGAGGGCATGGCCGGCCGGCTTGATCAAGGCGCCGGTAACACGTCAAAGGTCATGGAATTGCTGGACTACACCGAGCAGGAGCTGGAAAAAGCCACGGGATGGAGCCGCTACAGCCAGGGCAACGATGCTCACGGCCTGAACGACACTGCCACGGGGATGAACATCATCACCAATAAGGCGGATATGCGGGTTGACCTGATCGCCCGCAACTTCGCCGAAGGTTTCACGGAGCTGTTTAACTTCATCTTGAAGCTAGTTTGCCAGCACCAGAACAAGAAGGCGACGATAAAGCTCGCGGGGGAATGGACCGACATAGATCCCCGCGAGTGGCGCAACCAGTTCGATGTGAACATAAACGTCGGAATTGGCCAGGGCAACAAGGACCAGAAGGTCCAGCACATGATGGCGCTGATTGGGCAGCAGGAGAAGGTGTTCCCGCTGGGCGTGGCGAATGGCGCTAACCTATATGAGGCGAGCACGGAGCTTGCAAAGTTGCTGGGTTACAAGAATGGGAACAAGTTCTTCAATGACCCGGTAAAGAACCCGCCGCCTCCGAAGCCGGACCCCGAGAAGGCCAAGCTGGACGCAATGATGCAGCTTGAGCAAATGAAGATTCAGGCCAATGGTCAGGCCACTGCAGGCAAGGCGCAGGTAGACGCCCAGATTGAACAGATGCGGTTGCAATTCAAGGCCGCCAATGACCAGTCGGACCGCGAACACCAAGCCCAGCTTGAACAGCTCAAGGCCAGCTATCAGGCCCAGGTTGACAACAACCGCCAGGCATCCGAGGCGCAGCAACATGCGATGAAGATGCAGAACGAGGCCGCGCTGGCTCAATTGAAGGCGCAGTATGCGGACCTGGCCCACCAGCGCGAAGATGCGTTCAACCGCTGGAAAGTCGAGATTGAGTCGTCTGTGAAGGTCGAAGTGGCAAACATCACCAGCAAAGACAAGTTGAACGACTCGGCAACGCAGACGGCGACCGCCGAAATAAGCCGCGAGGTGCAACCGTAATGGCTGAAGAAAACACGCGCCTTAAGAAGTTTCTAGCCGATCAGGAAGAGGCTGTGTCCATCGCCCGTGGTCTGCCAGACGGTAGCAGCCCGGTGCGGATCGATGCCTTGAACGTCGCCTTATCGCTCGCGCATTGCAATGCACTTGCCAGCGGCGGGACAACCTCGATGACTGAAATCATGAAGGACGCGGCCAAGGTGGAAAAGTATTTAAAGGGCGGCGATGAGCATTGAACAGCGCATCTACGACGGCAACCGAGCCCGCGAAGTCCTCGAAAACGAGGCTTACATCAAGGCATTCAACGACCTCAGAGCGGAGATCACAGACAAATGGCAAAACTCACCCTCAAGGGACTCGCAAGGCCGGGAAACCCTGTACCTGATGCTGGGCCTGACGAACAAGATCGAGGGCCTGCTGAAGGACTCGCTGATCTCGGGCAAGCAAGCGATGCTGGACCTGGAACACAAGAAGACGCTCGCAGAGCGCGCCAAAGAGCTGATACCCAGCTTCAAATAAAGATGATGGGCGGCGCGTCTTTTTTGATTAAAAGGAACCAGACATGAGCATAGTAGAGCCGACTTACATGGTCGTTCACCGCATGGCGCCAGTTGACGTAAAGCTAACGGACGAACAGACCAAGAGAATAGCCACAGACGCTTGTGCGATTGACACGGCAGATATGAGCAAAGGCGAGGCCGCTTATCAAAAAGCGGTGGAAATGTACCGTCTTAAAAAGAATCTAGCGTAATACCCCAGCGCTAGTAGCCAACAGGCTATTTGTGGGGTCGCGTCCGCTGAGAAGCGCCGCATTGGAGATTGACTATGGATACTCCCTCCACAGGGGAACCCAGCAACGCGCCGCTGAGCCCAGAATCAGCGGTAGACGCTTTCGCATCCGCTCTTGAGCCCGTAAAGGCCCCGGAGAAGACGCCGGAAGCATTGGAAGCCGAAAAGCTCGAAGACGAGGCCCGCAAGGCCGCCGAATCGGACGACGGCGAGCCGAACACGCAGGAAGAGGGCGATGATGCCGCGGGCGAGAAAGTCACCATCGAAGTAGATGGCAAGACGGTCGAACTCAGCAAGGCGGAATTGGCCGATTTCTACAAGAACGGATTGCGCCAGGCTGACTACACGAAAAAGACGATGGAGGTTGCGGACGCCAGAAAAGCGGCCGAGGCTGAAACCGCAAAGGCGCGACAAGAGCGCCAAGTCTACGCGCAGGGCCTTCAAAAGAACGCTTTGCAACTGGAAGCTGTCATTGAGCAGCAACAAAAGATTGATTGGGAAAAGCTCATCGAGGCCGATCCTGTTGAAGCACTGCGTCAGCAGCACCTCCTACAACGGAGACAAGCAGCATGGCAGGAAACGCATCAACAGCTTCAGCTCATCGCCGAGCAATCCCAGGCCGAACAAGTCCAGCACATGCAGTCCTACCGGGCGGAGCAGCAAGAAAAACTCATTGCCAAGCTTCCCGACTGGAAAGACCCTGTGAAGGCTAAGGCCGGATCGGCGGAACTCTCGGAATACCTGAAAAGTCAGGGATTCGAAGACGCCGAATTGAAAGCAACGTTCGACCATCGGGCGGTTGTGCTCGGCCATAAGGCCATGAAGTACGACCAGATGATGGAAAAAGCGCGAGCCGCCGCCAAGAAAGTCCAGGCCCTACCGCAAAAAGTGGTCCGCCCTGGTGTTGGCGATACCCCGAACCTTGACCGTCGCAGTTCTGCCATGAAGCAGTTGTCCAAGACGGGCCGGGTAGAGGACGCTGTCGCGCTGTTCGACCAATTCGTTTAACCCCTAACGTCGCGAGACGCTGGAGAAAATAGCATGACTGCACCTACAAATACCTTCATCACCACTTCGGTGATCGGTAACCGCGAAGACCTCAGCGATGTGATCTATCGCATCTCCCCCACGACCACGCCCCTCCTGAGCGGCGCGGCAAAAACCACCGCAACCAACACGTTGCACGAGTGGCAAACCCAGGACCTGGCTGCGGCCGCGTCCAATCTGGCAGTTGAAGGCGACGACGCTACGCTGATTGCAGCTACGCCCACCGTCCGCCTCACCAACCGCTGCCAGATCAGCACCAAGCCCTTTGGTGTGTCCGGCACTCAGCAGGCCATGAACCCGGCCGGCCGCAAGAACGAGCTGTCTTACCAAGGCAGTTTGAAGTCTCTGGAGCTGAAGCGCGACATGGAATTTGCCATGACGCAGCAAAGCGTTCTGGCGACCTCTCCGCGCGCCACCCGCGGCCTGGTGGGCTGGGTTGTGGACAACACCTCCAAAGCCTCCGATACGACCCTGGCGAGCTACACTGCCAACACCGACAAGACGGACGGCACGACCCGTGCATTCGTTGAGTCCCAGGTGAAGTCCGTGTGCCAGTTGGTGTACACGGCCGGTGGTGATCCCGACACCATCATGATGGGTCCTGCCGCGAAACAGACGTTCTCGTCTTTCACCGGCAACGCAACCCGCATGGACAAGAGCGAGGACGCCAAGCTCTACACGTCCATTGATGTGTACGTGTCGGACTTCGGCGAGTTGAAGGCGGTTCCAAACCGCTTCCAACGCACCCGCGACGTGTTCATCCTCCAGATGGACAAGCTGGCCGTGGCCTATCTGCGCCCCTTCCAAACCATCGAACTGGCGAAAACGGGTGACTCCGATCGCCGTGAGCTGGTGGTGGAGTTCGCGCTGGAATGCCGCGCTCCGAAAGCCCATGGCGCCGTCTACGACATCGCCTAAACCATAGGGGAGGGCTTCGGCTCTCCCCGTCTACGGAGTACAAAATGGGTATGAACCTTGTTCAAACGCCTACGGGCGGCCTTGCTGTTGTTGACGATGCATCGAGCGGAAAAGGCTCAATCGTTATGTCGATGGCTGCGCAAGTCGCACGCGGCGCCACCAACACTGTTGCGCTGGGCTTTCTGCCAGCCAATGCGCAAATTGTTAGCATTCACATCCCGGTTTCGGTAGTGTCGAATGCAGCAACAACCTCGACCGTTTCTGTCGGCCTGGTCGGTGGCTCTGCTACCGCCTTCAGCGCTGCTCAGGACGTGAAAACGGCTATCGGCAACTTCTCGCAGGCTGCAACGGCCAGTTGGGCGCCGTCCACCACGTCGCGCGCCCTGAATGTGACCTACACCGAAACCGGCGCCGCATCGTCTGCCGGCACCTTCGCTGTCTGCGTTAACTACATCGTCATCTGACCACGGCGGGCTTCGGCCCGCTCCCAATTTTCCTAACGCTGAGAAGCGCCGGAGCAAACATGTCAAACACCTACGAAGGCGGACCGATCACAGTTCAGTCGGTCGGCTTTACAGCGGCTACCGGAGCCGCCAGCGCCCGCACGGCGATCCCGACCAACTCCGCAGGGGAAATACCTCGCTATATCCGCGTTGCTGGCATCAATGAGTGCTATGTGAAGCTTGGCACCGTGACTGTCACGGCAACGGCAAACGACATGCTTGTCCAGCCCGCGGACAGCGCCATCATGACCACCAACGGCATGACGCACATCGCCTATATCCAGGGCACTGCTGCTGGCAAGGTCAACGTGGTTCCGCTGGAAGCATCCTGATGCGCACGGTAATCGACCAAGGCGGCGGGCTCAGTACCGTCGTCGCGCTTGAGGATGGAAACCTCGTCACGGGCTCGGTGCAGGACTGCACGCCCTTTGTCGAGCGCACCAAGGCCCTCCATCGTGAGGGCAAACATGGCTCAAGCGACTTCAAACACGCCGCGAGCTTCCCTCAGGTGCTGGTCGAGAAGTACTGCAACGTCAACGGGATCAGCTTCGGCGAGTTCCTGAAAAACCCAGTGCATTGCAAGGCGATGCTCAATGACCCCGCGCTGAAGGATTTCCGCGTATGGGCTGGGAAAGTCTGATATGGCACTTGACGGCACTTACGCAGGGCTACAGGCCTCGATTGCCGCCTGGATTAACCGTACCGACCTGACGGCGGTTATTCCTGATTTCATCACGCTTGCAGAAGCCAAGATTGGCCGTGATCTGCGCCTGAGGAAACAAATCGTTTCCAGCACGCTCTCTACGGTAGCCACCAACAGAGGCGTTAACCTTCCGAGCGATTGGCTCCAGTTTGAGAACGTCTCCATTGACGGCAACCCTGAGCGCCAACTGTCCTACTGCACCGTCGAGCATCTGGATTACAAATATCCAAATGGCGACCCATATGACAAGCCATCTTTGTACACGATTGAAGGCGATCAGATCCTTTTCGGGCCGACTCCGGACGCCATCTACACCGTAAATATTTTTTACTACCAGAAGTTCACGGCGCTTTCTTCCGGGGCGAACTGGTTGTTCACAAATCACCCGAACATTTACTTGAACCTGGCGATGTCCTATGCATGCCACTACATCAAGGACGCCAAGCGGACCGCCGAATATCTGGACTTGTACGAGCGCGACAAGGACGCGCTACAGCTGCAAGATGACACGGCGCAGCACAGTGGCTCGTCTCTGAGAGTGCGCACGACATGACACCTTTGTTGGGGTTTTCGCCTGACAGTGACCCGAACACTCCGGGGATCATGACGGCATGCTCTGCAATTGTGCCGTTCGAAGCTGGATTCAAAGGCGCCCCTTCCGCAGTGGCGACGACAGCCGCGGCACTGGCTGCGGCATGCAATGGGGCCGTGGTGGCGACAAAGCTGGACGGAACCCGCAGGGTGTTCGCCGGGACCATCTCAAAGCTCTATGAACTCGCAGGAACGGCCTGGACCGACAGAAGCCGGGCAGGAAATTACAACGGCGGCACGGACACGCGGTGGTCCTTCTGCCAATTTGGTGATACGACCGTTGCATCCAATCTGGCCGACATCATGCAGTCTTCGGCAGCTGGGGCTTTTGCGGATATTGCGGGCGCCCCGAAAGCAAAGATTGTCGTTAGCAGCAATAACAACTTCGTTATTGCGTTTAACACGGTAGACGGTACTTATGGAACGTCTCAAGACCGCTGGTGGTGCTGTGCCCAAGGCGATCAAACCAACTGGACGCCGGCTGTTCCAACCCTGGCGACAACCGGCCGTCTGGTGGCTGTTGAAGGTCAAATCCAGGCGGCTTTGACGCTCGGTGACTACGTCATTGCGTACAAGAATCGTGCCATTTTTCTCGGGTCGTTTGTTGGCTCTCCTGTCGTGTGGCAGTGGGCACTCGTTCCAGGTGGTGAGGCAGGTGCAGTAGGGCAAGAGGCGGTGTGTGATATCGGCGGCGCTCACTTTATCGTAGGGACAGACAGTTTTTGGCTGTTTGACGGAACTCGTCCGATTCAACTCGGTAACGGCGCTGTGCGGCAGTGGTTTCTCGGCAATTCAAGCGCGACATACCGCTATCGCACGAAGTGCATCTATGACAAGCAAAACAATTTGGTGCGGGTTTTCTTTCCGTCTACCGCATCGACAGGGGCTTGTGATTCATGCCTTGTTTATCACGTCCTGACCAAGCAATTCGGCAGGGATGACAGGACGGTTGAAGCTCCGTTGGCCTACATCGCCCCGGGCGTGACGATTGACGGACTTGATGCATATGCAGCAACCATAGATGCACTGCCGAACATTCCGTTCGATTCGCAATTCTGGATTGTGGGCGGTCAGGTTGCTGCTTATTTCAACTCATCTCATCAGTTGGTTTCACTCAATGGTCCATGCGGCTCAAGCAGCATCACGACGGGCGATCTTGGGGATGACGACATTGTCTCGGACATCGAGCGATTCCGCGTGCGGTTCACTCAATCGCCAACGACGGCATCGGCTACCGGGTTTTACAAGATGAACGAGGGCGATAGTCTCACGACCGGTCCTACCAACGCGATCAATGACGGGAAGTTTGATGTACGCCAGTCGGGCAGGTTTCACCGAGTGCGAATCGACATGACGGGCGACCACAAAGAGACTGGTTACGACGCAAGGCTGATAGAGGCAGGTGGACGATGAAAAGACCCACAGACGATCCGATTCTTCCGCAGAACCCGGATACGGAATATGCCAAGAGTCTGAATATCCGTCTCAAGGATCTTTTCCGGACGCTTTGCTTGCGTGTCAATGGAATTTCTGATGGACGGCTCAGCGCGATAGACAACGCAGTGCCTTCAGTGCCAACGACAGGCACCTATGCGCAGGGTGATTTTGTGCGCAACAGCACTCCCACGGAAGCGGGTGCTGGCGGCAGCAAATACGTAGTTTTTGGGTGGCTATGCACTGTCGGCGGAACGCCCGGCACGTTCGTGCCATGCAGATTTTTGACAGGGAACTAGAACATGGCAGAAAGGCTGGCTCTGCGCTAAAATAGGCGAGCCCGCAAGGCTCTTGCAAAGCGATGCGGGCTCTAACCAATCCGACTATCAAGGAGTCATCATGGCTAAGGCCAATCTTACCGCAGAGCGTTTGCGTGAAGTCCTCTCTTACGACGCAGAAACTGGAAAATTTCACTGGATTCGGTGCCCAAGTAACCGCGTGAAAGTCGGCAATGTTGCCGGCAGCATAGATGGCTACGGGTATCGGATGATAGGGGTGGATGGTTCAGAATTTGGAGCACATAGGCTTGCCTTCCTGTTCCAGACTGGTAATTTTCCACTGGGCCAAGCAGACCATATAAATGGTGTTCGTGACGATAACCGATGGGTGAATCTGCGAGATGTTACGGCGGGCGAAAATCTCCAAAACATACGCCGGGCAAGAAGTAGTAATTCCACGGGGGTTCTTGGTGCCCACCGTCATCAGGGCCGCTGGAGGGCGCGAATTCAAAGTGATGGCAAGTTCATTTCATTGGGATGCTTCGATACACCAGAAGAGGCGCATCAAGCATACGTAACAGCCAAAAGGCTATTGCACGCAGGCTGCACCATTTAGCAGCCACGAAAACTTTTCTAAGGCCACCTACGGGTGGCTTTTTCGTTTCTGACGGAGAAATTAATGGCAGATTCAACAAATCTCGGCTTCGGCGCTGCAAGTAATCCGTATCTCCAGAAGTCCATTGACGACTCCCTGGCGGACACGACTCGCGCCTACAACATGACCACAGCGCCGGCTTATACGTCGGCAATGGTGCGTTCCGGCTCGTTTGGCAACTCTGGTGTAGACCAGATGCAGGGGGAGGCACAGCGCCAGCTCCAGACCTCTCTCGGTCGTCAAGCCAACGACATGCGTTCGAACAACTACCAGTTCGACCAGAATTTTGATCGTGGGCTCTACAACGATCAGTTTGGACAAAACCAGCAGACCATCGCCACCGGCATGAATCTGATGAATTTCCAGAATCAGAACAATCAGCAAAATCTCGGCTTCGGGACGCAGATCCAGAACACGCCATTGAATTATTACCAGGGCTTTGCGAACACGGCGAATGGTCTGGGCCAGGGCTATGGAACTTCTACCGGGACCGGCTCTACCTCAGGCGGAACAAGCCCGTTGACATCCGCAATTGGCGGCGCGCAGCTCGGATCATCGCTCTGGAATAGCTGGTTCCCGAGCACGGGCCAGACCAACGGAAACGGCGGCTACAACTACGGTGGCACGCCTTACAACAATCCATCGGCCTACTCGGCAGGCTGATCATGCAACTCTCAGATTTGAAAATCCTGCACCACTTTGGCGGTGGGGTATACGCCAAGGAAATTGAAGTCCCGGCAGGGCAGATCGTGGGGAAGCACATTCACACGCATGACCACCTGTCAATTCTCGGGCGAGGCTCCGTGATTGTTCGTATTGACGGAGAGTCGCGCCGCGTTGATGGTCCGGCCTGCATCCTGATTGAGGCGGGGAAAGCTCACTCCGTTGAATCTCTCACTGACGTGGTGTGGTTCTGCGTCCATGCCACCAAAGAAACCGACCCCGAGAAGGTCGATCACACATTAATCGAGGAGCACTGATATGCCGCTTTCATGGATTGGCCCAGTCGCCGGGGCTGTTGGTGGACTTCTTTCTGACGGCAGCGGTAGCCAGCCTTCTCAAACGCAAACCGTATCGAAAGACCCGTGGTCGGCGGCCGATCCGTGGCTTCGTCAGCAGATCACGACGGGCCAGGGCCTGCAGGGCTATTACCAAAACAACCCTTTCAACCAGCAGCAGCAGCAGGCCTATGGGCAGTTGTCGCAGGGCAATGCCTACACAAATGCGGTGGTTCCAAGCCTTCTTAGCCAGATTAGCAACCAGCCAGGCTTTGACCGAACGAATCCCCGTGCTAAGCCTGCAGGGATCAACTTCAACGCTGGCGGGAATCTGGGTTTTGGCGGGACATCGAGCATGAACCCGGTGAACATGAACGTCACGAATAACCCGTTTGCTAATGGCGGGATTCCGGCTCCTGCTGCCCCGGCCGCGGCTCCCGCACAGCAGGACATGCCGCTTATCCCGATCTATGATGGACAGTACGTCCTCGACTACACCCACAACCCGAACGATCCACGCCTGCAGCGAGGGGGTAACTAATGGGACTCCTTGACGCACTCGGTAGCGATGATGCCCGCCTGGGCATTGGTCTGCTCGCGGCTGGTGGCTATTCGCCCACCCCAATGAGCCTCGGCCAGCGCGTGCAGATGGCGATGCAGGGCATGGATGCGCAGAAGCAGAACCAGCTCAAGACCAAGCTGATGCAGTCGCAGATTGACGAGAACTCCAGCCAGAACGCGACCCGCGCCGCCGCCTTGGATAAGCAACTTCAGCTCTCCAAGATGCTTCAAGGCATTTTTGGGCAGGGCGCTGACACGCAACCCACTACGTCTCCCGGTGCTTTTGTTCCATCTGCTGACGGCATGGGTCCTACGATGCCCCCAAGCATGCAGGCGCCACAAGGACAGGGCGGAAGCCGTCTCGCCAACCTGACCATTGACCAAGTCGCCGGGCTAAAGGCCTTCAATGGTCCTGATCTTCTGGATGCTTACAAGTGGGCAAAAGATCCGCTGAAGCTTGAGCAGGGTTCCACTTATCAAGACCGGACAACTGGCAAAGAGCGCTTCATGCCCAAGGTCGGCGAAGGCATTGCGCCTGACGCGAACGGCTTCTACGCTCCTTTGCCCGGATACGCCGCCTCTCAAGGTGTAATTGAGGGCGCCAAAACCTCCGCTACCGAGGGTGCCAAGGCCAACTATGAAATGGTTGATGTGCTTGGCCCGAATGGCGAGACTCGCTCTGTTCCGAAATCGTCTGTGCTCGGCGGGCAAGGCGCGGCACCACGCCAAGCCCCCACGGCCGGCGAGGCCGACATGCGCACCGCCGTGCAGGGCGGAATGGGGGCTGATCCGCAGGCCATTCAGCGCGAGATTCAGCAGACGACGGCAGACCTCGCCAAGGTCGCCGATCCGGCCTCAAAGGCCCAACTACAGAACTATCTTGCTGACCTCCAAGCCCAGGCACAGCGCGTGCCGGTTGCTACCGCGCAGGCTCCAGGGGTTCAACGCACCCAAACGACGGCACAAAAGCTCTCCGCAGAGGCCGGTGGCAAGGTCAATGAAACCTGGCTGCGTACAAGCTACGAGCCGGTCATCGCCAGCATGGGGCCGACTGACGACATGTTGGCAGGCGTGCGCGTTGCCCGCAATGCCATCACTCAGATGGGTGGTACTGGCTGGGGAACTGAAACCAAGGCCGCCGCAGCAAACGTGTTGAATGGCCTTGGCCTTTCCACGGCCAATTCGAAGATGCTGGCGACCAGTTCCCAGGTCTTCCAAAACGCCGCCATGGAGCGCCTGCAATCGGTCTTGAATGCAGCAAAAGGCCCGCAGACCGAGGGTGATGCGGCCCGCGCCATGAAGACCTTTGGGCAACTCGGAAACACGACCGAGGCCAACAACTTCATTCTGGACCTGTCCGAAGCCAAGGCCCAGCGCGACAAGATGAAAACTGCGTTCTATCAACAGGCACTCCCTATCGCCCAGAAGAAGGGCGACCTTGCCGAAATTGACCGCGAGTGGTCCAAGCGTGCGCCGTCGATCTTCAGCCTGCCAGGCATGACTAAATGGGGCGTCAAGTGAGCGATTACGACACCGCTTTTGCTACCGCCGCTCAGGGCCTGGGTGGTGCTGCGCCGCCTCAAAACGAGTATGACGCGATCATGTCGGGCATCATGCCGAAGGCGGAGCAAGTTACCACGCCAGTGCAGAAGCCAAAGCAGGGCACTGGGTCAGACATCGCGGATTCTATAAACGCCGTTGGGACTGGGTATTTCAAGGGGCTTACAAGCCTGATAGGCCTTCCGGGTGACACCGCAGCGAATATCTCTGACCTGGGTAAGGCTGCTATGGGTACGCCATACACCGCAATCACGGGCAAAGCCGCGCCTGATTGGCTCATGCCCAACGACCGGAAGAATGTGTTTGGCACTGGGGCCTACATCTTGGACAAGGCAAGGCAAACCGCGCTCGGCAGATACTTTACTCAGGCCGTCAACCCAGAATATGAGGGTGGCTATCTCCAGGCTGCTGGCGGTGCGCTAAATGGCATTGTCCGGCCACAAACATTGTCTCAAGCGGCAAACCAAGGAGCCCTCTCGGTAGCCGGCACGTTGGCGGGTAAGGCCGTGGGTGATGCCACTGGAAATCCGGCTCTAGCCATCACGGCCAGCCTGCTGCCGACCGCCGCACAATATGCGGGCGCGGCCACCCTGAAGGCCGCGGTCCGAGGCGGCGAGTCTGGCCGCAAGGACATGGAGCAGCGAATCCAGGACCTGAAAGCCGCTGGCGTTGAAAATCCGACGCTTGGGCTGGCTTCCGGTAATTCGCTTGTTGGTGGCGTAGAAAACCTCCTGCAAAGCACCCCGGGAGCCGTAAAGGTGATGCGCAACGCCCGAGACAGCGCCGTGAACGGCCTGCAAGAAAAGGCGAACGCTGCGGCAGATTTGGCCTCAAAAAATCGCGGCTCGCTTGAGTCTGGCGTCGCTATTCAAGAGGGCATCAAGTCCTTCAAGGATGCGTTTAAAGACAAGCAGGCCGGTCTCTATGGGAGACTGGACGAGTTCATTCCGGGCAGCACTCCAGTCAATGTATCCGGCACAAAGTCCACGCTTTCCGCTCTCAATGCCGACATTCCGGGCGCCCCCGAGTTGTCCAAGCAATTCAAAAATGCCAGGATCATGGCCATTGAAGATGCCATCAACAAGGATACGGCCGGAACTGCGCCAGGGGTGGTGACAACGACTCGCGGCGCTGGTGGACTCATGAATCAGCCCGAGGTGGTTGTGACCGGAAATATCCCCGGTGGCTCCTCGACAAACCTCCTGCCTTTTGAGGCGGTCAAGAAAACCCGCACCCTGGTGGGCAACGAGATTGCCGACAACTCGCTGGTTAGCACCGTTCCGCGCAGCAAGTGGAACGCTTTGTACGGCTCTCTATCTGGTGATATGGGCACTGCCGCAACTCAGGCAGGGCCACAAGCCACCGTGGCATTCAATCGGGCAAACGACTTCACCAGGGCCGGATTGCAGCGCCTGGATCGTGTTGCCCCATTCGCCAACCGCGATGCACCTGAGCAGTCTTACAAGCTTCTCAACCAGACCCTTGGTGACAACGTATCGACCCTGCAGGCCGTCAAGAAGTCGCTTCCTGAAGGCGCGCGCGGCACCGTTGCGGGAACGGTTATCGAAAAGCTCGGCACTGCAAGGCCAGGAAATCAGAACGACACCGGCTCAGTCTGGAGCCCTGATACTTTCCTGACCAACTGGAACAAGATGAAGCCAGAGGCGCGGCAAGAGCTGTTCTCGGGATTTCAGAACTCCAAGCAGGTCATGGATGACGTGTCTTCGATAGCAAAAGCCACGTCCATGATGCGGGACAGTTCAAAGCTGTGGGCCAATCCTTCGGGGACCAGTGCGAACCTGGCAGCACGCGGAACGATTGGAGCCATTGCTGGTGGTGGTCTGCTGTCTGCTGGTGGGCTTCTAAACCCGGTGGTGCCGGTGGCCGCCGCGGGTGGAATGCTTGGCGCCTATGGCGCGGCTCGCGCGGTAACAAGCCCGAGAGTTGTCAACTCTGCCGCGCAAAGAACCTATATCGACCCGGAAATTCTCAATGCGCAAGTGAATGCGCTGATAGGTGGCGGTCTGTTAGACCAGCGCTAGAAACAGCGCAACGACGCAAATAACGACCAAAACGACGGGCCACAAAACCATCAGTACGGCGATTCCGTCTTGGCTGAATTGATCTTTTTCGTGCATGTAAGTCCTAAACCGCCCACCGAGGCGAAGTAAAATAGCGAGGACTAAAAGGTGCACTAACACCTATTAGTCCTCTAACCAAATCGTTAACAAGGAACGAATATGGCTTCAAATATTTTACGCTTAAGTCCGACACTGTTTTCAATAGCTGGAAAGCTAGTGAAAATCGATGAATCAGAGGCCCACAGATTGGTAGGCAAGGCCTGGCACATAAACAACTCTGGTTATGTGAATCATTGCTTTCTAGATGTTGACAAGCGAATCAAGGCAGAGTTATTGCATCGGTCAATTATTGGGGCAAAGCCCGGGCAAATTGTTGACCATATTGATGGGGATAAGCTGAACAATCAAAGGAGCAATTTGAGACTCTGCACTCACTCTGAAAATGTGAAAAACAGAAAAGTCTCAAAACACAGCAAAAGCGGTCTAAAAGGAGTTCGGAAACATAAGAATAAATGGAGCGCAACGATAACATCGGACAAAGTGATCTACCGTCTTGGTCAATACGATACCCCGGAACTCGCCCACGCCGCGTATTGCGAAGCATCTAAAAAGCTTCATGGCGAATTTTCACGACTAAATTAGTTTTTAGAAACGCATACATCAAGGCCCGCAACAGCGGGCCTTTTTCATTTCAGGAGCACCTTAATGAGTGTAAATACTTCGCTGGCCGGCCTTTCCCAGACCGCCGCAAGCAACGGACCAGATGGCAGCGTAGACCCGCCTTCGACCATAGACGACTCGGTCAGGTACGCCCTGTCCTTTATCGCCTCCCTGAGGGACGGAAAGGGCTTTGCAACGCCCGTTGTCCTCGCCTCTGCCGGTACGACCGACATTGGCGCGCAAAACGCCATGGGCGTGGAAATCAGCGGAACGACCACGATAACGAGCTTCGGCACGGCCTACAACGGCCCCAGGTTCCTGCGCTTTACGGGTGCGCTGACCCTCACGCACAACGCATCGAATCTGATCTTGCCAGGTGGGGCGAATATCACCACGGCCGCGGGTGATTGCGCTGTAGTGATTCCAAAAACCACCGCGGGTACGGCTGATGGGTGGCAGGTGCTTGTTTATCAAAAATCCGACCTCTCCCAGAAGCCAACTCTCGGCACTACGGTTGCCGCCACCTCTGGTACATCCATTGATTTCACTGGGATACCGAGTTGGGTCAAAAGGATAACCGTTTCTGCTTCTGGCCTGAGTACAAATGGCACCGATCAAATCATGATCCGACTTGGTACTGCGGCGTCCGGCGGAACGATTGAGACTACTGGCTATCTGAGCGGCTTCACCATCATAAGCACGTCTGGCGTCCTTACCGGTAACGCCACCACAGGTTTTAACGTGGGAAATGCTGGAACCGCCGCGGCGCTTTACAACGGGTCTATGACCATCACCCTCCTCAATCCCGCAACAAACACATGGGCGGCAACTGGGATTTTTTACGAATCTCAGCAAACAGAGGGACATTCGATGGCCGGATCAAAGCCACTTGCAGCCGCGCTAGACCGAATTCGCATCACCACGCCAGGCGGCGCAAACACGTTCGACGCCGGTGTAGTAAACATTCTTTACGAGGGATAACATGCCAGGCCTATACATCAGACTCCCTAACTGCACCTGGCTCGTTGTTGACGGCACAGAGACCGCCCCGGACCCTATCGCGGGCCTTGTGGACCTAGTTCCGGCGCTGCTGTCGAATTCCTCAGGTGGCTGGACGTGCTCAGCCTCTTTCGAATACTACGAATCCGGCACGGGCACGGCATACGCCCACAAGATATTCGACCGCGTCGCAAGCGGAAATTGGATAGACGGTTGGAACGCCGGCTATGGCTACCCGCAATGGAATCAATTTCAAGCCCCGGCGCCCATAACCGTCAAGGCCTACAGCGTGCAGATTCGCACGGGCGCCAATACGCTCTACCCGGGCACCTGGAAACTCCAAGGCTGGAACGGCACCGTCTGGGACGACCTACACAGCGTCAGCGGTGTAACATGGCTAGCTGGAGAGATTAAGACCTATGTTGTCCCGACACCGGCCGCTTATAGCAAGCATCGCCTTTATGTCACTGCTGGCGGTGTTCAGTGTGAAATACAGGAGTGCCGCCTCTATGGCTGATGCTCAAATCAGGGGCTGCTTGAACGCCGTAGCGCCAAAAGCGCGGCAGCTCGACATTTTCGGCGATTCCACCCAAGTCGGGGCGCTCACCAGCAATACCGATTCGACCAAGCCGCCATCCTATTGGGTAAATTTGCCCGGCTTCACAGTGGTGAATCGCGGCCTGCGCGGCGACTCCACGCAGTGGCTTCTTGACTACCACACAACCCGCGACGGCTGGGCCGGCCTGCTCCAGAACTCGGCTGCTGATACGGTCATCATCAACCACGCCATCAATGACCGCAACGCCCTGGTGCCAATTGCCACCTACAAGGCCAATCTTGAAATGATCATATGGCTGGCGCAGGACATCAACAAAAAGCGCCTGATCCTCGAAACGCCAAACCCGATCGATTACGCCGTGTCCGGCGCGCTCCCGCTCTCGGACTATGCCCAAGCAATGCGCGAAGTCGCCGCGGCAAAGGGCGTGGCCATGATTGACCAATACGACTATATGACCAGCCTCATAGGCAGTCAGCCGATCACGGGCTTCATGCCCGACCGAGTGCACCCGAACGACTATACCTATAGGCTCAAGGGCGAGTTTTCGAACAAGCGCCTATTTGAAATTCTCTGCAACTGACTGCTCTAGCTGTCCAGTTTAATTTCCAGCCTTAGAAGGTCTTTATCGCCTTCGTGGGTTTGCTGGCCGCGCTTGATGTTTATGGATATTTCGTCTCGATAAAGCTCACCGAACGCAATAGGGAAATCTTCGTCGTCTTCATTGAACGCGCGAACGTGAATGAATAGCTTCCCGTCTGGGTCCTGCTGAATCAGCATTTCTCCCAGTTCTCGGGCGGTCAGCAGTTTTGATGGTGTTTCTTCCATTTGAGCGCTCCTGAAGTTGTCCAATTTTTAAGGTCAGCGAAACCGCGCATCGCGAACGCATACCGTTTCAGTCTTGCCATCCATGGTTTTCTCGACGCACTCTCCGCGCACCGTAAGCAAGTAGCCGGTAACAAGCGCACCGACGGCCACAAAAACGACCAAGCAAACGGTCGTGAGTATTTTGATAACGCGGTTTTTGTGCATACCGCATTTTAAAGCAGCCCGCCCCGAGCGGGCTTTTTTACACCCGGAAAGCTACACCATGAGGTGTATCTATGCATGGAAAACATAATCTCTAAACAAGTGCCTAAGCGTTCATAGGAAGACAGCATGACACCAACGACCCCAGAACTAGAAGCGCAGCACCATGCAGACAACCAGCTACGGTTTCTGGCTATAGAGACCAAGCTAGATGCCAATACGGCGGTGACGGAAAAGCTGGCCGGCGACACCGCCGAACTGGTGGAGATGTGGAAGGACGCCGGGGTGTTCTTCAAATGGATGCGCAGGGCCGGGAAATTCGTAGTGGGGATGAGCAAATTCCTTCTTCTCGTGGGTTCTTTGTATGCGATCTGGAAACAATGGTGGGGGCCGAAATGAGCATAGACGCCGTAACCGGTGATGTGAACATGATCATCAACAAGCTAGGCGGGCGCACGTTCCTGCTGACGCTGGGCTGCGGTGCAGCTACTACGGCCCTTTGCTGGGCTGGGAAGATCGACGGCACCACTTATGCCGCCGTCGTACTGGGCACGGTAGGTGCCTATATCACTGCCAATGCCGTGCGCGGCGTGAAGCAAGACAAAGGCGCATCATGAACCAAGATGATCCCCTGCTGAACAAAGAGCTACGCCGAGATGAGAGCGTGGAATACAAGCTATACCTGGACACCCTCGGGATACCAACGACCGGGGTGGGGCACAACCTAAATGCAAAACCACTGCCAGAGGGCTGGACCTACCCGCTCACGGATGCCCAGGTTGATGAATTGCTGGCCGACGACGTTGGGGACGTGTTCAAGGATCTGGACCGGGTCTTCCCCTGGTGGCGAAATATGAGCTATGCCCGCCAGCGGGTCATCGCCAACATGTGCTTTAACCTGGGCATTACCCGCCTTTCTGGCTTCAAAAACACCCTGGCGGCCATGGAACAGGGCAGGTATACCACTGCCGCGGCCGGGATGATGTCTTCCAAGTGGGCCGAACAGGTAGGCAAGCGTGCAGAGCGCTTAGCTGAAATGATGGTGACGGGATGATGGCCCTACTCAACTGGCGCGTGTGGGCGGCTGTAGCGCTCGCCGTGGGCCTCGCCATAAGCCACACCTTCATCTACCGCGCCGGTAAGGCCACTGTGCGCGCCGACTGGGACAAGGAACGTCTCGAACAGGTTCAAACCGCCGCCCTCGCATCCGAAGCGCGCCGCATGAAAGAACGGTCACTTTCCCTTTCAAACGAAGGAGTCACCAATGCGTATATCAAAGAAAAGTCTGCTCTTGTTGCTGCTCAGCGCGCTTCTAATGACAAGCTGCGCGAGCTACAAGCCGCCCTTAGTGGTGGACCCGGCGTCGATTCCGCCCCCCTTAGAGGAGCTGATGACCCCCGTGATGCCATCATCGATCAATGTGCCAGCGCTCTTGTCGGACTGGACAAGGAAGCTAAAGGATTGGCACTCAAGGCAACTGGCTTGCAAAGCTACGCCCGCCTCGTGTGCCTAGCAAAGTAGCTCAGGGCTTGCCCCTGTAGTATAGCCAGAACAGCAGAATCGCTCCGGCCACAAACACCGCCCCTGTGAGCCACAGTTCAAGTGGCGACATTGATTTCAGTATTTCCACGACTGACTCCCAAAGTAAGCCAATCAATCTATCACCCTGAAATATTAAAGGGTGTGATTAATTCACCGATTGCGGCTAGGCTGGGTTTGGGGTATTCGCGGGCGCGGGAGAGCATTCGGGGCATCTGTCCCCCGTGCTTTTTCTGTCCAGGTCGCCAGTCCACCCCAGCTTTAGGGCCTCTTCTTTCAGGGTATGCGCCTCACTCCAATGTAGGCCGCGCTCCTTCGGAGAAACTTGCTCTCCGCCCAATGTTTTTCCGCAAGAATCACATTCGACGTAAATGCCGGTCATTTCTCACTCCTTATTTGTAGATGGAATTCCTGCCGTAGAGCCATGAGTCTGGAGCACTCTCCGACGGAGCCATCCCAGCGGGAAGTCCTGGCATCTGCGGGCCGCGCTCATCCGCCCTGCCCACGGCCAAGCATTCCCGCATGACCTTGCGGAACTGGGCCACGGTCAGCTCGGAAATCTTCAAGCCTTCGATGCTTGGCTCGGGCTCATTCTTGAAATCAAACATTTCTCATTCCTTAAACTTTGGAATAGCCACAGCATAAACGGCTGGGCGATGCTGGGGATTTTCTGCCCAACAGGGCGCAAAACACGCTTTTGGCGCGCTGTATGCACAGCCAGTAGCCTAGCATCCATGCGGGTTCCGAGCCTGCGCGTAGAATGCGCGGGGCACTTAAAATCCGCCGCTTCGTGAATAGCGGGCGTACCGGTTCGATTCCGGTCTCAGGCACCATGTGGGTTTGATGCTCCTGAAAACATAGCACGCCATTTTGCTGCTGGGGATTTTTTGACCTCATGCCGCCCTCTTCCCGATTGAGTCCACAGCCAGGCGCAATTTCTTCTCGCGCAAATGGGCGTAGCGCTGGGTGCTTTGCGTACTCTTGTGGTTCAAGACCGCACCCACGGTGTACAGGTCGATATCCTGGTTAATCATCTCACTGGCCGAACTATGCCGCAAGTCATGGAAGTGGAACTCTGGCATGCCGGCAGCGTCGCGCGCCTTGCGGAAAAGTTGGCTGGTATAGCTGAAGCTGTACAGCTTGACCTTGACCGCGCTGGTGATCTTTGAGTGCACCGGCAGGACATGCCTGTTGCCGTTCTTGGTATCTTCAAGGATAAGCACGCCGTCGCCGCGGATGGCCCTATGGACCTCGCCCAGCCGGAAGCCGGAATAGAACGCTATACGGATCGCGGCGCGGACCCTGCGGTTTGGGCAGGACTTGCAGATTTTGAGCATGCCAGCGCGGTCTGTGTAGACGTGGCGCTCATTCTTGACCGTGGGCACCGTGACGCTCTCTGCGGGGTCGTGTAGGCCCATCTTGGCGTGTTTCCAGCCCCACCGGCAGGCGGATGTGAGGTAGCGGATGCGCTTCTTGATCGTGGCCGGCGCCAGCTTCCGCGGCGGCGCGTCTGGCGGATCGTTCTTCTTGGGGATAGCGAAGGACTTAAGCCTGATTGCCGTGCAAACGTCTGCCAGCGCAGACAGCGGGCGACCCTGGTAAAAGGGGTAGATCACGGCTAGCTCGCGCTCAATCTCATCGCCGGCCTTAAGGCTTGGAACGCGGTCTCTCACGTAGACTTCGACAGCAGCCTCAATGTCGGCTTCTGGCCCGACGCCGTGTGCGACGGCTGCGAGTCGGTCTGTCTCTCGCCGGTCGAACTTTTCAGCCTGGCTTTGACTCCATGCTTTTGGAAGAGTTTTAGTAGCCCGGACCCGCTGTCCACCGATATAGCGGTCGAATTCAAAGATATAGCGATTGCGCTTTTTATCTCTATAAATCGGCATGATTTTTTGTACTCCAGGACATCGAATTCTTCGAAAATGATACGCCTGCCTATCCTGGTGCACGGAATTGGGCCAGCGGGCGCCGCCAGATCGTAGGCGGTGCGCAGGGCAACCCCCAGCAATTTAGCGGCTTCCTGGGCCGTCATTCGATTTTCCCCAAGGCGTCGATATTGGCGACCTCTTCGGCCGCAAGGCTGGCAAAGTTGTTCCTGGAGCAGCCCTCAAACGCACTCAGCAAGTCGCGGGCTGATCGCAACGCCTCCACCAGCCGCAATACATCATCCGGCTCTATCTCCATCTGCCAAATCTCAAGCTCCAAGGGGCTTGTCTTTGCTTTCTCTGCTGCGGATTTTAGGGAGGGGAGGTTCATGACGGGTAGTCCTCAATTACTGGCGTGCCAACTGAGCAAGGTTGCCGATAGCGAGGCCAGCACTTGTCCCAACTCATATCCAGCCACATTGCGCAACCGCAAACGTCAATCCAGTGATACTCCCAGCGCCCACCGTACCAGCGGCGATACCATTGAAAGCGCTTGAGGTAGTACTTAAACCAGAACATGCGGAATATGGTTCTCATTTAATTTCCCCATCCCCACCAGGGGCAGAAGAGCTGATACCGTGGGCGGCCTCTACGTCAGATTTGATGCTCCGGATTCGTGCAGACAGCCTGTCCAATGTTTCGTTGGCGTAGGGGTTGGCAAACTTCATGACCCGCCCGTCGCCCAAATCGGTCGCTTCTGGGTTGAGCAAGTTGAATATGCCCATGAGCGTCTTGAAATGGAGATCGGCACGGAACTCCGCCCGCATCCGTTCGTGGTGGCAAATCTCCAGCCGTCGCTCCAGCCGTGTCGGGTCTTGCCTGCTGCTGGGTGGTTCGCAGGGTGCCCAGAAGGCATACCGGTCATAGTCGTCAGTCTCCGCGATACGCGGGCCGTCGATGGCCTCCCCTTTGCGCAGCCAGACTAGCTCGTCGGTCAGGTTCATCGAATTGATTGGCTGCCACGTGGCACCCACTTCACCGACGCAGGACGGAAGAGCGACCGGGCCAAGACGATGCCATTTTGGATCGCCCGTGGTGTCGGGGTTGACTGCATAGCGCCCGTCTTCATGTTCGAAAAGAATTGCCGTCTCGGCCTGAGTTTCCGGCTCCTCAAAAGCCTTAAAGAGTGTGGGCGGTGGCGCGTAGATGAGTCGATCCCATCCTTTCTCATCTAGAAATAGGCCCCTGTGGAGAACCAGCTCGCCGTCCTTGATCCAGGCTACCGGCTCCTGCACTTCTACCAAGGGCTGAGAGGGGGATTCTGTCTGAGTAGACAGGGCGCGAAGTTCTTCTACTGCCTGCTCCATCTCGGGGACATATGGGTGCCTATTCAGATCCACTGGGCACTCGGTTCTGAGAAACTCCGCGTAGTTCTCCAAATAATTGGCGGCGGCTTTTAAAAGTTCTGCGCTCATGATCCCTCCCCATTACCAGGAGCGGCGAGATAGAGAGCGACAGGCTTATACGCACCGTAGTTGCTTGTATTGGCTTTGGCCCGCTTCTCCGCCGATTGTTCTGTCCGATGGCAGGCAACCATGACGATGCCGGTGTCCACGTTCTGCACGCCGAAAAGAGCCGGTTCCGCCCCCGCATCCCCAGTAGTGGATGCGGCGGTTAGCAAGCGCAAGACAAGTTCGGCCTGCTCGTCTTCAATGACGCTGCAGTTTTTGTAGACCAGAATTTTCCGACCGGCCAAGGTGTCGATACCCCAGTCCGAGGGCGCAAGGGGTAGGGCCGGAGCTGGAGGCTGAGCGGCGAGGGCGGATTCCAAAGCCTCGGCAAGGTCTGATCGGGCCGCTTCTTCAACCTGTTCAAGCTCGTGCATGTTCGGCGCGTCATCGTCAACATTGGCGGCCACGGCGTTTGCATACAGGTCGGCGAGGTCCATAAGCTGGGTCATCAGCTCTTGGGTGGTGTGGTCTGTAGTATTGGCCTTGACGGCTGCGTCATAGTCGGCCTTGCTGGCAAATTTGGACATCGATAGTTTTTCGGTCACGATTTAATCTCCCAAAGTACGCGGGCAACCCCGCCATTTCCCACCGGGTCACGAATTTCCTTGAGCGCAATGCTCGACTCGGCCCACGATTTACGAGCCTCAAGCTCCTTGACGCGAACCCAGCCCACGGCGCGCAGTGATGCGCCCGTTTCGTCCGCCTGGGTGTAGGTGATGCAGCGGCGGTATCCCATGGCCTTTGCGGCGCGCCAGACGGCCCCGTAGAGCATGCTGTTGGCGTTCTCTGTGCCATCGGTGCAGGTCCGATTGACTTCCAGCGTCAGGCCATCGTCAAAGGCTCTGGCGACTGGCCGGCCAGCCATGGCAACGCCAACAATCTCATCAGCTGCACGAACTGCAATGCTGAACTTGTGGCCGACTGGTGGCTTGTTGTGGCGATGGTGCGCCGCGACAAAGGCGCACGCGGCCTTGAACGTCACGGGCGACACGCAAAGCCTCATCTCACGCACCCTCACTCACGCCAGCTTGGTGGGCCATGGCGGCGTCCAGGGCATCGAGCACCTTCCGGATGTTGTCGGGAGAAGCGGCACATGCCCAAGCGCCGTTGACGTTGCTGGTCGGACCATTGCCGTAGTGCGCAACATCCACTTGAACCCCATCCGCCCGAAGAGCCTTGATTAATTGGAATTTGTCACCTCCAGAGACATCAACGCATTTCTGGACATAGGCCCCCACTTCTGAAAGCGGTGTGTCGAGGTAGCACAGCTCGTAATTCCCGGCGGTCGGCTGGGCCGCAAGCACATTGCGCAGCGCGTTGACTGCGATCATGGTCTCAAGGCTCATGCTTGCGGGTCGCGCCGCATCCACCTGCACCTCTCCGGGTGGAGAGGCGGCAAATTGCACGGGCTGCTCGCCAGCGGGGTAGGCGTACAGGTCGTATTCGCCCTTTGGCATCACGAAGGCCGCGCCTTGTTGCATATCGGCAATGCTGAATTGACGGTCCCTCAAGTGGTGGCCGTTTTCATCAACGATCAACCGGCCCACGCGGCTGTGATAGTGCATCCAGCCAGGCATTGAATCGGATGCCTCGAAAGACTGCGGCTTTTCAAGCCAGACCGCACGCAGTTCAAATTTGTCCTTGAATTCCTCGGTTGGCTTTTCGGAGCCGCCGTAGAACATGATGGGCTCCAAACCATCGTCATCTTTACGCAGCAAAACCCACGCTATTGGTTTTGTCGGCTCTGCTGGTGCTGCACTGGGCGGGGTGGCGGCGCGGACCGTGGCCCGACCGAATTCTGTAATCTCGTAAATGCTGCCGGTAACTCGACGAACGAGGCCAATTTCAGCGAGCCGCTTCATCATCTGCGGCGGCACGTCGTATTGCGCGCCATCCTCGCAGCACTCTTGAAAGCGCTCCAGATGCGCCCGCTCATCATGGCTGATCGCAGGCAAAGCACCCGTCCCTAGACGGCTGGCGGCGCAGTCCGGGCAAACGCATATGAAGTGCTGCCGATCATTGCCGACTTCTTCGGCGCTCACCCCTTGTGGCGCACGCACTGGAACTGGTGGGTGGGCGACAACGCAAAATCCATCGAGGGCATGCGTGAACATCTGGCGTGCTTCCTCTGCGCTGAGTAAGTTCGTGCCCGTGTCGTAGTCGCGGGGCGGCTTGCCGCAGTCTGGATAAACGGTCGATGGCAGCTTCCATGCCAGAAACCTATTGACCAACTCTTTGGTGATTTCATCGTTCATTGCACACCTTCCCGCCGCTGTGCGGCCATCATTAAAAACACTTCCATTTGGGTACGGGCTTCTTCGGGGAATGGCGCGGAACCTTGATCGTCAGCCCAAGCCTTGACACTGTTCAACGCATCCAGGCCGACTTTTTCGAGAACCGACAAAGGCAGTTTTGGCACGCCAGCCACGTCCAACTGAATATCCTTCCCACCTGCAAGCAGGGCAGAGAGCAGCGCCCAAACCCGAAGCCTGTCGAGTGGCTTGTTGTTGTTCAAGTCATCGACAAGGCGGGCCGCCTCCGCTTGAATCTCTGGCGCGTTCATTTCGACGCCTCCTTCATGGCGGCATCTATGGCTTTCGTCAGGTCGTCTTCCGACTCATGCAGGCCGTAATCTGTGTTGAACGAAGCATCCCATTCGGCAGTAAGCTCACTGAGATTGCCGGTGAAGTTCGCGGCAAACTTTTCGCCACCTCGGAGTGGCTTTCCGTCTGCACGCACTTGCTTAACGTTCCAGCACAACTTGTCCCTGATGAACCGGAAACGCTTCGCATCCTGTTCGGCGTCCCCACCCGCAGCACCTGCCAGAAGTGTGGTGAGCGCGGATTCGGCGTTATCCAGCACGGACTGGCACAAGCCCTCGCTGTTTGCCAAGGGAACGAAGCGGCCGGCGTGTATCACATCCAGCAATTCGCGTATCGCTTCGATTTCTACCGCCACACCTGGCGCTGCTGATTGGGGGTTGGTCATGATGGGTCCTTTGAAGTTTTGAGGCAGTCCTCATCTCTTTGGTTTGCCAGCTCGCGGAGCTTGTCGGTGCTGACCTGAAAACGATGAATCGTGTGGCCGCCGCCCCAAGCCTTCGGGCCAGCAACGCGCTCCCCGCTGTCGTCATCGCCGATGCTCAGGTGCTGGCCTTCGCAACCAGCCACAACTTCAATCCAGACGTGATTTGGTTTCAGTACTGCGCTCATGATGCTTCTCCTTGAGTGGGTGTAGCGAGAGCGGCGAGAGCGGCATCTACGGCTTTGGCGCGGCGGCTTGACCAATCGTCTTGAGCCTGTTTGCCAGCCTCGAAGCTCGGGTATTCGGCCGCGTGGGAGTTGAGTAGTTCCGCCAACACCGCCCGCAGCTTCAACTGCTCCTCCTCCGAAGCGCGCAGATCGCCCATCAGCCGCACTACCTCAGCCCGCTCGGCTTCTATTGCGGCTTCACGTTCAGCAAGATAGGGCGCGCCGTCCGCAAGGCCGCGTGCATAGCCTTTTTCCTCAACGCGTAGAAGCGCTTGCGCGTGATCGTTCTGCATCCGGTAAATCTGCCGGTGCATGTCGGAGTCTTCATCGTTGTAGCTCACCATCCGCTGTTCCATGGCTCGGTACTCGGCGATGTCGATCTGGCAGGCGGGGCTCTGCCGCTCACTGCGTCCAAAGTGCAGGCGCGCCTCCGTCTCGTCTTGGAATACCTCGTCGCAGTGAAAACAACGCCACTGTTCCGGCAGTGCCTGGTCTATCTCTCTGGCTGTAGATTGAGGGGCGTTCACGACAAGCTCTCCAGCTCACGCGTCAGCTCTTCCACGCGCAGCCTTTTCAGTTGCGCATCGCATTGCGCTCTCGTGTCCAAGTACCACTCCTCCAGCTTTTTCAGTCCAGCATCGGCCTCGTGCGGGAGAAAGTAAAACATGCTGTTCAAGGCGTCATAAAAATGAACTTCGATGCTTGGCAGGACTTCCGCCAATTTCTGAGAGGCGAAGCTAGAAAGCTTGTCGCCAAACAGTGCATAGCTGTTGATGTAAACATTCACGAAGCCGACTTGAGAATGGTTTTCTTGAGGGTAGTTGGTGGGTGTGTTGGTGTACCAATTAACGCCCCATGCGCAATACAGCTTGCCCGCATAGTCGGACAACCTCGCAAACGACTCAACCGTCAGTTCTTCTGAAATGATTCGGTTCCGGAACAGAGGCAGCAAAGCCGCGAAAGCCGTGACTTTTTCGTACTCAGCCTTCTTTGCGGCCAGCTTTTCGATAAGTGGCGGGGCAATTGACGCATCGTTCGGCAACTTCATTTTGTGTGTCGTCATCTCAATCTCCTTCTATTCCGTTATTACTTCTGTGTTGATGGGTAGGTGGTCAGAATGGCGGCCCGTCGTCGTCAAAATCTGCCGAGCGTGGCGATGGGCGCATGGGCGGCTCGTCCCTTCGCTGGGCCTGTTGGCGCGGTGGTGGGGCGCTTGTGCGGCCTTGGGACTGCCTCGGCGCCTTGGGCTTTCCCGCCAAGCTCAGGAAACGCCTGGACGGGTCGCTGGGCAGCGGCTTGATCCATCCGCTGATTTCGTACACCACGCCGTCAAGCATGATGTCGCCGCGGTAATCAGGACGCGATGGATTGTCGCCCTTGTCGTTGGTGAAAAGAGAGCCAGAGCCCTCGCGTGGTTCGTATGCCATGGTTACCCTTTCTGTTTGTCAGCTTCTGCCAACTTTTTGATGCTGCTGCGGATGTTGCTCGGGAGGAGGCCCCAAAGGGCCATGATTTCCTCGTTGTCCTTGAGCCCAAGGTATTCCTCATAGGCGCCGACTTCGAGGCCCTGGTTAAACTTGTCTTTGATGGTTTCGGCAAGGTCAACGACCATGTTTTGCTTGCGGGTAGACAGTCCTTCCATGGCGTCCGTGAGCGCGCCCCGGGCCGTGATGTGCGGCACGTCGTTGTCGTCGTCGGAAACGATTCCCAGGAGGGCGCTGAGGGCATAGCGGCGCTTGTAGGTCACTTCGCCGCCGAAGCCCTGCATGTTGGCGTGGTCGCGGTTCAGGTGCGTTTCGGATTCAATCCACTGTCCTGATCTGTGGAAAATGCGGGTTGTCAACACGTCAGCATTCACTGCCTGCATAAACATCAGGCCATGCGCCTGCAGGATGGGAACGATGTATTCGGCGATGGAATCAAGGGGCGCGTATTTGAAGGAATATTTACCGGCCTTGACCTCTTTGGAGCGCTGAACAGGCTTTAGCCTTCCTTGAACCTCAAAGACGGCGCCCACCACAAGTTCGATTTGTTCACTGGTTTTCATGTTTTTTCCTTATTCCGGGTCAATGCCCTGATCGCACACAAGCGCCAAAGACAGATCCATTGCCATCAGCCAGCGGATCGCCACGTATGCCGTTACGTCGTAGACCTCGGCCAGCAGGGCGATAATTTCCTCATCGCTGGGCTTGGCAACATCCACCGAGTTGTCCGGGAAGGCCACTACGGCGCTCATTTCGGAATCCCCGTCAAAAGGCCAGCCACCATGCCGCCGACAAAGCAGCAAACGACCACAGCAGCGCAAACGACAAGCGCCTTCTGCCACCAGTTGCACTTGTCCCAGAAATTGAGCGGTGCATCGCAGGCCTTGAGAAACGTCACGTCATCCCAGAAGTCGAGGACGGCGCGCTCTCGCGGAGTGGGTTTTGTGGTCATGCGATACCCCTGATGGTTTTTGCAACTGGGTCCTCGGCAAGGCCGCGCCAATAGAACAGTTGTATGGCGCTCACTCTTGGCTCATATGGATGCATCCATGCGCTGCCGTTCCATACACGCCTACGCACCGTCCCGCCCTTGAGCCATTGCGTTTCGTATTCGCCAACGTGGACAGGCTTAATGCTCCACTTGAACCACGGCGTCAACTTCGGTTGTTTCTTGCTCATACCGGCGCTCCTTGAAATGAAATAGCCAGGACAATCACCACGACGGCAATTGCAATAGTGATGCTTACTGCCTTGTAGGGCAGAGAAGTCTTTTGGGGGCCTTCAAACCAGCCTGCGCGCTCGTCTGCGAAGGCTTGAGATAGGGTGCGCGGGTGGACCCTGGTGGTGTCGTAGTTCATTGCGAAACCCCCATCCAGTTCTGGTGATGCTCGCGCAGCTTGATTTTTTCCATCAACGACTTATTGCCAAGCAATTCATTGCAGCGTGAATGAGTCAGTGCGTAGTTGCCCATGTGGTTAGGGCCTCCAATGGAGATGGGGAGCAAATGCTCTACCGTCACGTCATCGCCCATGGGAAAGCCGCAGAGAAAGCAGTTGTCGCCATCCCGCTTGAGCAATGTCAACACCTCCTGAGGCTTGCGCGGTTTGCGTGGCGAGAGCTTCGCAGCCGACCATGAGCGCCCAGCGAGAAACGCATGTACGGGCTCCATGTCGCAGGCGGAGAAATTGAATTCGTTCTTGGCGTTCTTGTAGATAATTTGAACCTTGCCACGCGCCCGGAATCGAACCACTTCCCATGGATTCGTAGGCTCAAGAACTTTCGCGCCGCAACCGGAAAGCCACTCCTGAAACTCAGGAACGCGCTTCTTTAGCATGGCGATGCCTTGTTTGCCGCTCATCCCGCCACCCCAGCATCAGCAGTAGTAGAGGGGGAGGCTTTGGCGATAGCTGCGCGCATTGCTGGTCGTGGATCTTGGAGGGTGGATTCCAGTGCTGCCCAGTTGAGGATGGCGGACATGTTGTCCAATGCCCAGAGCGCATCTTTGCAAGCTGCCAACAACTCAGGGGCGGCGGCGATCAGGCGAGCGCGGTCAGCGGAGCCGCAATTGATCGGTTTTACGACCATTGGAATTTGCACCCAGCGCGAGTCACCCGGGCACACTTTCCAGCCTGTCATCTGTTGTTTCGCACTCATTTCATCCTCCAGTTAAGACCGCACAGAAAGCTGATAAGCCCGCTCTGCAATTTCCGCAGAGCAATCAGCGATATAGCGGCGGTCGATTTCTTTCATCGCCTCTGCAATTCCAATGTCAGGATTGCGAGAGTTCAGGGCGTAGGCTTGAAGCTCCGAAACCGTCATGGAGTCGCAGAACCACACAACGGGCTCACGCTTGGTGCCGACCGATTGCATCCATGAGCCGAAGCGCTCGGTGTTGGCGCGGAACTCGTCGCGGGCCATGTCCCCACTAACAGGGCTTTCCGTGTACTCCCATGGGGCTACGGTGCCGCTGGTGAATGCGGCAGCATCTGCGGCGAAGGCGTGTTGACGGGCGTTCATGGCTCAGGCCGCAACAGCCGCGTCAATTTCGGCACAGATTTCGCGAAGGCGTTTAGCCTGAGCAGCCCCCGCAGCAGCCCCCGCAGCA